GTCAGCCCGGCGCCGGCAAGAGCCAGCGACACCGGACCACCGAAGGCCAGCCACATCGCACCGAACGCAGTCCCCAGCGCGGTTACAGCGACCGTGGCTTCCTTAACCGGCCCCGGTAGAGCGCTGAACTTGTCGATCATGCCCTGCAAAAGCGGAAGCACATCCGTCTTTGCAAAACTGAGCAGGCTCATCGCAACTGGAGCCAGCGCCTTGCCGACGTCCTCCATTACGAATTCCCACTGCGTTTTAAAATCCTGCCACTGCCCGGAGACGCCTTGCGCCACCTGCGCGGCAACGCCCTGGAATTTTTCGAGTGCCGTATTAATCGCGTCGATCCGCTGCGATTGATCGAGTGCTTTGAATGCGGCCGCGACCTGGTCGCTGGCCACTCCCATCGCTTCGCCGAGCGTAGCCGCGTTGATTCCCAGAGTCGCGAGAATGCGCCCGCTTGCGGCGCCCGACAGCGCCATGCGGTCGATCGCGCTGGTAACCGTATCGAAGCTATTACCCGTGGCTGCCGCCGAATTTGCCGCGCTCTCGAGAGACTCGCGCATTTGGTTCGTCGCAAACCCCAGCGCGGTCATCTTCTGCGCTCCCGCTACCAGTGAGGGGAATGAGAGCGCATCGGATAGGGCGACTTCCTTCAGGCCCTCGATGATCTGCGTTGCCTGACCAGCGCTGCCGGTCAGAGCGGTAAGTGAGATGGTTGCCTTCTCGACGTTGGCGTACACCGCCAACGCTTCGCCGGCGAACTCCTTCATGACTTCAACCACGGCAAAGGCTTCTACCAGGCCGACAAGCTTTTCGCCCATCGCGCCCAAGCCGCCCTCGGCTTCGTGCGCACCTTCGCCAATGCCGTGAAGCGCTGGTGCCAATTCTCCCGAGAGAGATGTGCTCACTTCGTTAGCTGAATTGGAGATCCCGGCAAAGGATGTTTCCAGTTCCGCCGCCGTTGGAGTGAGCGCCTCCAGGGATTGCTGAAAGTCGTTTATTTGCGCAGTGGAAAAGGCGGCATCGAGGCTTTGCGAAACCTGCGCCGCCATTGCGGGGATTTGCGCGAGTGCGGTTTCGAGCGCTGATAGATCGCCACCAACAACAATTACAAGATCGCCGATGCCTGTATCAGCCACCAGCAGCCCCGATCATCGCGCGGCATTGCTCGATAAACGCCTTGGCGATTGCAATCTTTTGCTCTGTGGTTTGAGTGCCGTACTGCTCGCGCTGGCCTTGGCCTGGAGCCATCGGCTTGAAGTCGGCTGCCGTGATAGGTGACCCGTCTGCTTTCTTTGCGCCGAACGCGTTGTACGACGAGACGGAAATCATAATCGCGCGGTTATCCCGCCTCTCCTCCGCCGCGAGGTAATGGTTCCAAATCTCCTGGAAGTGCCGCGGCGTCATCTCCCAGAATCGCGCGGCGGTCAGACCCAGAAATTCTCCCGCCGCAAGCAGAGTTAGCCAGCGTTCTTCCGGCTCTACTGCACGCTCGGCTTGCTGTCCGCTTCCGCTTTCACCGCCGATGCCTGGGCCGCAACTTTTGAGATTGCTTCCGTGATCGCCGGCGCCAGGCGAGGCACATCGGCGAGTTGCACCATATTCCCTAATTGCGCGAGAGTCGGCGCGCCGTCGTTGCCGCTGATCGCCGCATGCAGCATACAGAGGGTCCGCTCAAGAGCGGCCGCGCCAGTGAGCTTGTCGTTCATGGTCGCAAGGTCAAACAGGTCGATGTGGTGCTCTTTCCACAGCCGGATCACCGCACCCGTGGAAAAACAGACAGTGAATTGCTGGTCGCCAAGTTGAATCTTGGGGTAAACGACTGGATCGAAAGATGGTTCCATTTGGAACAATCCTATCATGGAATGTTCTTTTCATAGAAACACAAAAGGCCAGGCGCTGGAGATCGCCTGGCCCAGGGTGTCCTTACTCTACGCGAACGAACAAACTCATCACGGCAGAGAGAACCAGAAGGTGGGCTGACCGACGACTTCAAAAGTCACCGCCGCTTCCATCACACCGGCAACCGTTGTCGTGATCGCGAACTTGCCGGTGTAGGCGCTGAACAACATCGTCGAGTGTGCCGGATCGGGGTACACAATCTTATAGTCGTTGAACGTCCGGTTGATGAACGTCTTCATGAGTTTCTGATGCCCCGTATCACCAGGAATGAAGTACAGTTTGAAACTCACCTGCCCAGCGTCGAGCAGCGTGGTGATTTTTTCGCGCCAGGGAGTTGGGTTGCTATGACTGGTAACATCGACAATCGCGGCGGAAAACCCAGGGCCAGTGATGTCGCCGACGTTGGCCACCAGGGTAAAGCCTTCGGGAGACGCGCCGTCTCCTATGTACAGGTAGGTGTTGATGGATGGCTGAGCGATCGCGCTGATCCCGAACATGAGGGAGCCCGCCGCCCACAGCGCCGGAAGCCCGACAACCAAAAAGGTCATCAGAACGTTGAAGTGACTGATTAGAAATTCGTGCATGCGGTCTCCTTTTCATTGATCTCGATACCAGAGCTTGACGTCAAGCATCGTTTTGAAAATTGGTGGGTTCGTGTTGGGCTCAACCGACATGCGCCGGTCGATGAGATAGCTTGGCGCCTGGTTGAGCACGGGCGGGCTAGCTGGCAACGCCCACGCGTTGAAATGGTTGAGCACTCCCAGCACAGCTTTAGCGAGCGCATCCATGTCGTTCGCCGCTGTTTTCGAGCTAACCCAGCAGGTGATTTGAAAGCGGCTCCAGCCGACGCTGGCTTGGCTGTCCACTGGCGAGTGAACGTAAGTCGGGATGGTGCTGATGCGCTGATAAGTAAGCGCCGGATACACTGTTCCCTGCGGTAGTTGCGCAAGATAGATTCTTCCGCCGACAAGCGCGCCGAGCGTTGTGTCTCCGACGAGCGCGAGATAAAGTTGCGATTCGAGGGAAACACTCACGCTCCCCCTTTCACCGCCGCGAGTACCGCGGCTTTTAGCGCAGAAGCGACCGGCTCCTGCTGGACGTCGAAGGCCGGCCGCATATAGGGCTGCGCGGCTTGGTTATAGTGTCGACCAAGCCGGTCGACACCCACAAAGCCAAACTCGATTCTCCGCGCGTAGGGCGGATCGAAACCGTAGTCGTTCTCCGCGTCCTTCGTCGGAGTCACCGCGATGACCTGGACGTTTGGTTCATCCGTCACCGACACCTGCCGGATGCCGTCGCGCAAATGGCCAGTCAGCACTGGCACAATCGCCTTTGCCTCGTCAACGAAAAGTTGCGCGGCCAAGGGTGCGGAGGTCTTAAGCGCACTCTGCGCAGCGGCGAGTGCGGCTTGCACCTTGGCCGCGGTGTTGTTCTGGATGGAGACAGTGAGGCTCATTAAAGCGTGAAATACCTCACTGCCATGCGCGTCTGCTGATACTGTGAGTCGCGCTCCACCGACATGATCTCGAAAGCAATTCCGTCGAGCATCAGCCGATGCTGTTGGAGAACTGCCGGATAATAATCGTTGAGCAGCACGTGTCGATAGCCGAGAGTGTCGAATTCAGTCGGCAACCGGTGGACGCCAGCCGGGTCGGGGCGCAGCGAGGACATCGGCGCGACTTGGCACGGAATATTCACTAGCCCGGCCACGTTCACCCAGTCGGACAAGTCTACTTGACCGGAAGCCGGATCAACCACATTGGTCCGCGCCTGGATCGTGCAGAGCGAGTCTAACAAGCCGGTAAGACCAGCCTGCGGCATGACCATGTTGACTTCGTAAGTAAGACCTTGGTTCATATCCCCTGCTGCCTCTGCACTTGTTTCCAAAAACGATCAGAGAAAGACCAGTAGTTGTTGACCTGCTCGATGATGACGAAGGCACCGCTGTCGTCATCCACCTCCCGGTACTCCTTTGCTGTCTCGCGTAGCTGGATTGCCGCGTCCGACGAATCCAGCCGGATATCGAGCATCTGCTTGATCGAGGATAGCCTCGCTTTGTTGGCCGATACCGCGTCAAGCAAGAGCGCCGCGATCCGCAGATAGGACACCGGACTTGTGGGTAGATTGCGGCCACTCTGAAACGAATAGAACTGCGAACTCTGAAACTGGAGCGCCTGAATATTGGTGGCCGCAACGATTTCCTGATCGTCAAAAATGAAAATCGGGGTGATTCCGTCAGGCGCAAACTGCTGTGTGTCCGAGATCAGTAATCGAGGGTAATCGATTGGCGGATTGGCTCCGAATTGGTAAGAAAAGCCCATGGCTAAAAGAGCGGCTCCGCTCATCACTGGCAGGATGTAGCGGAGCCATTTCATTGGAAGAAGTAACCCTCGCTACGCGCCCGAACCGTTGGAGGCGACAGTCGAACGCCCGTCGATCTGAGTTCCGCCCATGACCGTAACAATCTTCATTTCTTGATCCATGGTGTAGAAGTCGCCCATCATTGCGTCGACACCGCCGCCCATCCGCTGCGTGTTCGGCAGCTTGGTGTAGATCTGCGGAGTCTCATAACCGTTGAGAAACCCAACCTCGGTGTTGGGACGATTCTGCGAATTTGGGTCGATGGTCAGCCCCCACATCGTATTTGCGATAGAGCCCGCCGCGCCGGAAGCCACGATGGGAATGTACGGGTCCATGACCAGTTCCAGGTTTTGCATAATCCAGTTGGTGACCTCGACCAACTGCGCGGGAAACCCGGTCGAGCCGGCCTGCGTTCCGCCTTCGACGGATACGCGCGAGTTGAGCATGTTCTTCAGATTTTGCGCGGTCGCAAAATACGCCGGCCCGTACCACAGAATCACTTTGCCCGTCAGAAGAATTGGATCGCCGCCAGAATCGCGCTGTAGCGCCAGGACCTTCATCGCATCCTGTAGACCCTGGATCGACAGCGGAGGATTGTTCACGCTGGCGCCGTTGGCCGTCACGATCTTGTTTTTGTAGTTGGTCGTGTAGAGCGAGGCGTTTGGACCGTTGGCGTCAACGTAGAAGCCGGTCAAAAATTTGCTGATGCCACGATTGCCTGCAATCGCCAGCCGATTCGACAGATCCTTAAAGATGCCGAGATCGTCGTTCACGAACGCGCGCCAGTTGACTGAGGTCATCGCCTGATAAAGCTTCGGCTGGTACTGGAGCGGCGCGGTGGAAGTTGCCGGGTGGCCGTCCTGCGGATCGGGACCGAGTAGCGCGCGTTGTGGCGGTGGCGCCGCCGCATCCATCGCGGTCAGCGGAGTCACGACGCCATCGAGCAAGTACCGCGACACCAGGCGGAAATCGCGCAACTGGTGGACCTTCACGAGCGACTTATTGACGATCGGATAGGCGTTGTAAAAGCCGTAGTACATCCGATCGAGCACGTCCACGAAGAGCGCCTGGTAATCCGTTACGCTCATCGTTTCCCGCAATCCCAACAGGCGCCCGCCCGGATCGCCGTACAGTCCGGGGTAGCGCTCCATCAGGTAACTGACGGCAACCTCCTCGGTCGGGCGCATCGCCTGGCGGATAAACCACGGATCGACCTTGCCTTGCAACGCATCGGCATAAAGCTTCGCCGCTTCGAGTACGCGCCGTTGGTGCGAAGCACCCGCATTGCGGCGAGCCGCCGAGAACCCTTCGAGCGATCGATGTTGGGCCGCCCATGCCCCGAGTCCCTGCTCATTGCCGGTGTAAGCGCCGGCCGATTGAAATTCCAGTTCTGGCATGTTTGGCTCCTAGATTTTTACTTGCGCTGCGGTGTCGGTGGCGCCCGATGCGACAGCGACATAGGACGGGTCGATCTGACCGAACAACACCCCGCCTGTTGCGCCGTCGAGCGTGAAGTTGTAGGTCACGTTGGTGGTCGAGTCGAGCGTGCCGCCATCGGCGTAGACCTTGTCGCCGGGGTTGAGCGCATGATTGGTCGGCGGCGAAATCACCGTCACGCCAACAACAGTCAGCGCGAAAGTCCCGTTGGTCAAAAAGGTAGCGCCTCCCGTGTTGCTCTGGTAGTCGTCGAGCGCCACAGCGGGAATTGTACCGAGCAACACTGCCTGTCCAGCCTTGATCGCTGCCGGGCACAACGCGAAGCGCCGGCTGGTGGGTGTCCCGGTATAGACTTGGGTTTTCACTTAGGCCACCCGTCCTTTCGCAGCGATCCGAGCCGCCTCGGGCGACATTCCGAGCGACTCAAAAATCTCCACGGCTTCTTTCTTCTGTTCCTTGCGCGCTTCTTTCAGCCGCTTGGATTCCTTCGGGTCGACATCAACGGGAGCTGAGCCCATGCCAACCACTCGGCCCGAACCGGTCACCGCGGCGAGATACTCGCCCTCGGATTTGGCTTCGGCCACAACCGCTTCCCGGAGTTTGTTCGTGTCGATGTTGCCGTCTTTCGTCGGCACGTTGGCGAGCACCCGCTCCACGATCCGGGTCTTAGCCGCCGGAGGGAGTGTCACCGTTTCCAGCAGCTTCATGCATTCGTCGCGCGCGTCGGCCTTGAGTAGCCGCTCGCGAAACGGATTGACCGCCGCCTCGATAAGTTTCTGTGCGTCTTGCTGTGTCAACTCTTCCTCCTCGTGCGGCTTGGCCGCTTCCGTCAAAATCATTCCACCGGCACCTGCTCGGGTTACCACGTCGACCGATTCGGCGCTAATCAATTCGCTGAGCACTGGCACACCGTCTTTGGTCCGGTTGCTTTCCTGTTTTCCGAATGCACGGATCGACATTCCAAGGAAGTCGCCTTTTTCGTTGAACAGGTTCGCGTGATCGCTGAACGGCTTAACTTCCGAGTAGAGCCCAGAGCCGCGATCAACGCCCTTGTGGATGTAGCTTTCTTTCCACTCGGCGTCTTTGAGTAGTACGCCCGCGAGTTTGTTGACATCGCCTTCTGGCCGCGCGCTCTCTTCGGCTGCGGTCGGGTGGTTCACGTAAACGTGAGTGCCGGCCTTGAAGACGTTCGGGCCGTCGCGCTTCAGCACTTCAGCCGGATAGTACGCGCTCGAACCTTTACCCGCCGCAATCAATTTGATTGGTGTCGCCTTCGCCTGGGCCGATTCTGTCACGCGAATGACCGGGTCAATGAGTCCCGCCGATTCGAGCAAGTTGATGTTGCTGGGCTTGTGTGACTCGGTCGCTGCATCGCTGCCCTGCCATGCTTTCGGAAGATACTTCGTCCAGCCTTTTTTCTTCGCGATCGCGATGA